ACATAGACCAAGCGACGCCAGAAATGCTGACAGCAGCACCGGCCAATTCGGCAACCTGATCAGCACTGGCCAACCCTTTGGCAACAATGAATCCACCGGCAGCGGTCAGAATGTGGCGGAGAAGGGAGGAGATATTAGCGTTCATTTGTCGTTTTTGAGTTTGCGATAGAGTTCTACTGCTTTCACGGCGCATGTAAGAAGCGCGGCGAACGCGCCAAGTGCCAATGACGCAGTCTTGAGATGAGGATCGGAGAATACCGCGTTCCCCAGAATGCCGATGGCCGGACCACCGACGCCGATTGAGATGTCCCTAATAAAAGCGTGGTGGTCCGTCATCGTGGTGGTTAGTTAGTGTCCGCCTGCGATTGCTTGGCAGCTTCCAAAATCAGTTCGGCGATAGGGACGCCGACCTTTGCATTCTGGAAACCGCCAGCCTTGATAGCGATATCAATAAGTTGCAGCAGGGTGTTCGTTTGCTCGGGAGTCAGTTCAATTTTAATCATGCCGCCGGAGCATCCGAAACAACCGGCTGTTCGTCAACACCAGCGACAGGAGTTTCCGCATTGACGAGCGGCGGCTCCACCTGCGGCAGCATCGGAGGAACGATCATCACCGGCTCCACCCACGGCAGCGGCGGAGCGATGACCGGAGGGTTGATCTGGTCGTTGATCTGCTGCGTCACGTTCGCTTCGATGGCGGCTTGATCGACTCCGTTGGCGTAGCACCAATTCAAGACTTGATCCTGCGTGAGGTCTTCGTAAGGCGTGAACGAACCGCTCGGCGGAGCGAAGGACGCGCTGCCGTAGCAAGTGCCGCTGAACGATTCCTGCGAGCCGTTGCAACGCCAATCGGCGGTGATGACGATGTCCGTGAGAGTGCCTTCGGTCGGCTTAACGAGAAGGCGTTCGATGATCCAGAGGATGGTCATAAATTAGCGGGCTTCGAGGGTTTGGACGCGGGCGGTCAGTTCTTGGATGGCTTTCACCAGCACAGGAATAAGGTCTTGGCGAACAGACTTGTACGGAGCTTCGCCTTCGGGAGCAGGGTCTTTCCACTCGTCTACTAGGTTAGGGAACACAGTCTCAAACTCTTGAGCAATGAAACCTCTGTCACCTTTAATGTCCTTACCTTTTCCAGCCTTCCAATCGAACTTGCGCGGCTTGAGGGAGAGAATTGCAGCAAGTCCAACGTCGATGTCTTGGATGTTTTCTTTGAGTCGAACATCGGAGATAGCTGAGATAACTGTGTTGGTTGCGTTTACGGTTCCGTTCATCGAAACGTAAAACCGATATGCAGCGGCTCCTGTCGAATAAGTGTCCCAAGCAGTTGTCGCTGCTGTTGAACCTGCTTTAGTAGCCCAAACATTTCCGTCTGGCTGAAGCTCAACGCCGACGGTGGTTGCCGATGTTGCAGTCTTCCCCACCAGCAATCGACCACTCGCATCGAGGGTCATTGCTTGGGTGAAGGTGATGGCGTTGCCAGCGGTGCCGCTTGGGGCGTTGAACCACTGATGCACACCAGACGAAATAGCATACTTACCGGAAGCAGCGGTAGTGCCGTAAACCCATTGAGAGGAAGCGTTGTAAAAACAATTTTGAACCGATCCAAACTCAGAACTTCCAGCCCCATAAACACCGCTAACACCCTTTACTTGGAGAGCGGTAAGCGCACTCAACCACGCACTCGGCGTAACCCCCACGCCGACGTTGCCGGAGGAGTCGATGCTTAGAGAACTATCTGGAGCAGTAAGACTCAGAGAGATTTTGTTTCCAGTTGCACCGGAATCAGACGATAAATACAGATTTGTTCCATCGGTCTTAACGACAGCAGTTCTTGCTGTTCCAGACTTCTGGAGCGAAAACAGACAGTCATTTGAAGCAGAACTGACCAACGTCAATCTTGATATTGAAAACGCAGAACCACCAATAGCCAGCCCCGTGGAGTTCAGGGTCATGGCGGTGCCAGCGACTCCGCCGACGTTCGACCATGTGGCTACGCCGTCGGAAGCGATAGTATATTTGTCAGAATACCCAGAGCCGGGAGTCTGAATTGAGAAAGCTCCGTTGGTAGAACCAAGATAAGACAATGATCCGCTCCCGTCTTGAATTCCAATAAATGCACTGTTTGATCCTGTTCGCTTAAAAAGAGCAATGGTTCCTGAGGCTGAAACAACGTCAAACGGATTCGCAGGACTCGCCGTGCCAATACCCACCCGATTGTTCGCCGAATCAACCTTCAGCGTGCTGGTATCCACCGTCAGATCGCCGGTGATGGTGGCGGAGCCTGGTACGACGATGTTATTGCCGCTCGGGCCAGTAGCCGTGTACAGCTCGGTGAAGTTCTGATTGCAGTAATCGAACGAAGTGCGAAGCGGGGTTCCCGTTCCGTCGTTCGGTGCTGCGCCGATGTTAATGGTCTGTTTTGCCATGTGGGTGTATCCTAAAAGGTTTGTTAATGGTTAGATAAATTGGGTCATGTCCGCCGTGATGATCGTGGAATCAGCCGTAATCACGGTGTTATCAGCGGTAATATCCGCCGTTCCACCAAGAATCGACGCCTCCCAAAGTAGGCCAATCTCCAGCAGGATGCGTTCGCGCGGACTTTTGCATGAAGCTCCTTGAGCCTCCGCAATCAATTCAGCCGCTTCAGTGCAGGAGATTACTGGCATATCAATGATCAGCTAATTTGAACCACGCGACACCGTCGGTCATAATGACCAGACTGTTCCACTGCGGAGACATGGAGTGCGTCAGAGCGCCGTCAATCGTCTCGCTCGCGTAGCCATCGATGATGACATGATTCCCGCCGGAATTGATGCGCTTGAAAGCGTAGATGCGGCCAGGAACCAGAGCGGCAGGCGGCAATGTCATCGTAATAGCTCCGGCGGTAGCATCGGCGATGATCAGATAATCACCGCTCACCACATTTCCGCTCGTCGTCACACTCCGATACGCGCCGCGCGTCGCACCGCCGCCCTGAAGGTAAACGGCAATGCGATTCTCAAGAGCCAGCTTGGCCAGCTCAATCTCGCGAGGAGAACGACATCCCAGCGACGCCGCCTCATTGATCAGCGTCTCCGCCTCGTCGCATGTGATGTTTGGCATATCGGTTTAGAATTTAAGCCATCGGGCCGCGTCCGCGCTGCATCACCTCGGCGATGAAACCGCCGCCACCGGGAGTAGACTCCTCCATCTCCTCGCCCTCCTCATACTCCTCCTCGCCTCCCTCGGCCATCTTCTTACCCTTAGACTTCTTCTCGTAACCAGGGATAGCCATGCCATCAATCTCGATGACCTCCGCCTTTCCGTTCTTACCAAGAACGATAGTCGCCATCGTCTGGAAAGCCTCGCCTTCCTTCAAGTTCTCGGGGATTTCGACGCCTTTGGGAATGGTAAATACCGGCATGAAGCGAGCATCAGACTCATGGCATGTATGTCAATCAAAAACCCCCCACCAGCTTTTCGGGCCGATGAGGGGCTGCTCCAACAACGGAGCTGTGAGACAAACAACCTATGAGATAATCCGGTGGCTACAATCGCCGAAAAGAAAAAACCCGCAAGCATTTTCACGCCTGCGGGACTGTTAATTACTAGCTCGATTACGAGCAGATGATCTGGGTCAGCGCGCCGGTGCAGCGGCGGAAGATGATGGTCATGCCCTGGTTAGTGAAGATTGGCTCGGGAGCATGAATGAACTCAGCGTAGTGCTGACCCTTCTTCTCCAGAGGATCGGCGCAATCCACATCGAGCTTGTAGGCACCAGTCACCCACTGCCACTCGCCCATGTAGTTGGTCGGCATCCAGCTCAAATCGCCGACACGGTTCACAGGGCGAACAATGTGCGACTTGAAGACATACGGGGTGACGATGAACGCGGCCTCGAACGGAGCGGTCGTCCAGCTCGGGTTGACGCTGAACACCGTACCCTTCGTGCCGTTCGCACTGGTGAACGGCTGAACGAGCGTGTACTTGCCGCCAGCGTAGGTGTAGCGGGGCGGGAACAGATTTGGAACGTGCCGGAAGTTCTTGATAACCCGATTCGCACCAATGCGCTTGAGCAACTCCGCTCCAGCGCCACTGCCCTGATCAGCGTAGCGCAAGTCATCGCGGAACGCCGGGTTGTTCTGAGCGATACGCTGCGAAGCCTCCAAGCCGATATATAGCGGGAACACCGGGCCGTCGCTGCTGTAGCTGATGAAGCCAGAGCTATCAGGGTTGGTAGCGCCGTTGCGGATCAGGGTGGCAGCAGCCACATCGAGCATCTCCTGCGTAAGCTCGGAGGTGGACTGATTCAGAGCCTGACCAGCGGAACCGGTCTGAATCCAGGGCAGCTCATTCACGCCAGACGGAATCGTCTCAACCTGAGTGAAGGACGAGTCGGCCACAGCCTTGATGGCATACTTGGCGAACATGTTCTGGTAACGGGTTTCCCAAGAACGCTGAGCGCGGATGGAGAGCTTCTCCAAGTACACGCGGAGGAACGCCTCGACGCGATGGTCGAAGGTCAGATCGTCCTTACACAAGAGCGGACCTTTGAGGGCGAAACGCTCAGGACTCCAAGTAACGGCATTGTAGCCGACCGGAACGTCATTGTAGGTGACATCGCAAGCGCCACCGTTATCGCCGGGATTGCCGCTGGCGAGCGTGATGGCCGACCACTCCTCAGCCGCAGTCGGCTCGATGGAGGTGGTGGTGAACGAGGTCTGGGTCAGACCAGTACCCTGGGGATACTCGCCGCGCTCAATCATGTTGAGCCACATCGAGCGATACGAGGCGCGTTTATAGACGTCCTGAGCGAGCGACTCGGTAGCCACCGCAAAGGCGTTGAAGACATTAGGACAAGACATGAGATTATGAAATTAAACCGACGTTATCTGCGTTTTGGCGGCTGGCCATCCATCCACCACACGGTGGCTGATTATCCAACCTGCTACATGCGGAGTGTCATTGCCGCTTAGACGGTTTTGCGATGGATGACCAATCCGCCGCCTTGCTTAGGGTCGATGCGCGCACTGACGCATAAGAATGTCTACTAAGTCAATCAGAATTAGTAATTGGCTGGAAGATCGTCCGTCAGCTCTGACTGCTCCGCCATGTACGAGCTGTAGCCTTTGAGTAGGCCAAGTTTGTGAGGTTGGATGATATGCTCTCTGGCGATGAAGCCTCTGAATGTGTACGGGCCTGGGAAGGTTCCCGTCATCAGGGCGTAGAAGTCCACTCCGTCGGTTTTCGATCCTTTGCGCGCATCGACCAATAGCTTTCCATTGTCATACTTGGTCGTTTTAACATCGATGCGAAATCCCGGTGGTGGCGGGACAAGCGCGTCGTAAAGCGGATGCGGAGGCTCGCGGTCGGTATCAATGTCGGGATACACATTGAACAGGCGACAGAAAGCCAGCTCGCCAGCAATACCCTCAAGATCGACCGTATGCGGATCTTCCGCGCTGATCTTTAGATTCGTAACGTTGAAATAGCGGTTATTGCCATTTCGATTCTTGGCGACGTAATGGGCCAGCTTCTGCTCTGCTGTCGATAGAAATACTTTTTGACCTATTTTAATTTTATTTATCATGGTCAAAAAGGCGGAAAATTTTTGAGGGGGGTATCGTAAACGAAGCCCACCCGCAAAGGGGGTGCCACCCTCTACGTCAAAAACTGTGCCATTCCTAGGAAAAACAATCCTTTTCTGTCATAAGCAAAACTTATGCTGACTATCAGTTTCCCTGCGATGCACAATGTGTGTTATGTTCACTTGGTTTCGGTTTCGTTCGTCACCTGAATCTCAGCGACTCGATCCGGCATTGAACCGAGCAGATTGATCGAGACGGACGCACTCTCCCCTTGTTCTGACCAGCCAAACACCAGCGCGGAGCGTTTGGCGACTGAACCGAGGATTTGCTCGCGAGTTGCTTCATCCTTTATC